TTCGTATGCTGCCAATTCCCATGCCTCGTCATACTGTTGCTTCAATAAGCCAATCCGCTCCATGCCCTGCGGAATCTTGCCAGCGATGTAGTACGACAGACCAGCCGCCATACAAGGAATGAATCTAAACGGCACGTCCATGATGTTCACACCGCCACCTGCGTCCTGCGTGCGGCGTAGACGCCAATACACAAATGTATATGGTTGCGAGTTGTCAGGGGTAGGCCAAACAGTTATGGCTGGCACTTGTTGCCAGTACACAGTAGCCGCAGCGCTGTGCCCTGTAGCGATCGTGTTTTGCTGACCACGGAAACAGTTGTACAACGTACCGCTGACAGCGTTTGTATTTTGAGTTATATACCCGTAATTGATAATCTCATCATCAATCTTTACAAACCCAGATGCGGGTAAACCCGTAACATCGCTCAACACGATTGTGTCTGATGTATCTGTAATTGTTGTGGTTAGCGTAGAAGAAACAGGGCTAGTCTGCCCGTTGTAGCGCTGAATCCAAACCTGAATAGGTCTGGCTTGGGTTAACTTGTTCGGGATCGTAGCGTAGGTAGAAACGCTAATCCGCGTGATTGTCAGGTCGGCTTGGTTAGCCGTGTTGTTTGCATCTGTACGAATCAGATGCTCAAGCAAGTCAATCGTATCGTTTGGCAGGGGGTATGTGTTCTGACCGGGAACGAGAGTGATAGACCCCGTCTCAATAGTCCACATATTGATGCCACGGTTTGCCCAATCAGCAAACATGATGTTGAGGCTACGACGTGCAGTACGCAGGTCGTATCCAGTACGCAGTTCACTACCGGCGCGTTCAAACGCCTCCTCGACCAACTCGGTGAGGTCAAGGTTAAAGCCATATGCGCCAGATGTATTAGCCATTATCTAAAGCCTGCTGTTTTCTTTGCTATGCCTTTAGGCTGTGCTACGAATTGTTTTCCGGCTTTTTTGCCAGCGCGTTTCGCACGCGTTGTTGCAGCGTACTCAGCAGGGCTGAGACTTTTGATCGCAGCTTCTGGAAGGTATCGCTCACCTGTTTTACTAGACGGTTTTCCACTTTTGGTTCTCCATTTTTGGTCACCCCAGTTTTTTAAGGACTGCTGTGGCGCTTTAAGTGCCATTTCCATAGCTCCCAAACGCTTCTAAATATTCTAATGCGTTATGTAGTACTGCGGGATCGTCTTTAAACATGCCCAAAGCACGATTACACTGCTTACACAATACACCGCGAAACTCTCCGGTATCGTGGTTGTGATCTATTGCGCTGTCAATTAACGTAATTTCTACCTTACAAATTGCGCAACAACCTTCTTGCCGTTCATACCGCTCAACAAGCTGTTCTGGAGTTATTCCACGGCGACTACATCTCTTAGCCAATGTCCACGGGTCTTTTTCTCGGTAATCTGCGATTCGATGTTGGTTATCTTCAGCCCAATCTTTATGTCGTTTGTATAGACAAGTATTGCAATGACTTTTGTACAGATGCGCCAGTTGACCGCCACGGCTGCGAAAAGCAGATAGCTGTTTTGTTTCTCCACAATCCGTACAAGTCTTAGTGGCCTCAGTCACGGTAGCCCCCGCCCGCTGCTTTATATTTTTTAGCAACTAATTGGCTTTTACGTGCTGACCATTGTCCTGCACCTGTGCCCTGCGTTGCTGCGGCCTTCACCTGAGACACAATCCGCTTGCGCAGACTGGGTTTTGTGTAGTTGCCAGCGGCGTTAACTTTCCCGCCCTCAGCATATTGTGTGAAGTCGGTGTCATCCCTTCGGGCAGTTCTTTTACCCTTGGGCATCTTGGAGGGGCTGATAGCGCCCATACCGCGACTTGACATCATAGTTACATCATCTTCCCACGGGTTTTACCCTTAGTGCAACATCCGTCTGCACGAGAAGAGGCAGAGCCACCAGCAGCTTTTTTGACTACCTTTGGAGCAGGTTTAGGCGCGGGTTCTTTTTCAACCCTAATGCCACTACCGGGTTCTGCGGGTTTAGGGCCTGTGCGAACAGGTTCGTCTACTGGGGTGTAGTCTGGGTATTTAACATCTGCCATGACCGTTCCTTAGCAGGCTTTGCCGCCCTTGTTCATAGTAATCATCTTGCCTTTGGTTTTACCCTTGGACTCAATGCCACCACCTTTAGCCGCGAAAATAGGCACTTTTTTGCCATCTTTCATCTTCATGGGCATACCGCCTTTTTTCATACCCATCATGCTACCTGCCATGTCGGTTTTAGCCATAGGAGTAGGCTTTTTCATGCCATCTTTAGCCGTGCTCATGCCAGCCTTCATTGTTGGTTTACCCATTTTTGTAGCCATAGTTCCACCTTGTTTAAAAAGTGCCGCATTACCGTGATTGGTTTTCGGCTTGTTTACACCCTGACGATCAGCTCTAGTGCCACTAGAACCAAATTTCATACCCTTATCTGCTGACTCAAATTCTTTGCCAACAGACTGTGGTACTCCTGCTTTCTTGGCAAACTTAGGGTTGTTAGCCACCGCCGCCATGAAATTGTGTTGTTTTTTGCTTGTGCTTGGCATGTTAGACCTTAACAATCCAGCCCTTGCCAACAAAGAAGCCAACGACCAATAAACCTACTCCGATCAGAAACTTCTCCACAACAGTCTTACCAATCTTTTTGTAAAACTCTGAAGACATCTCTTCGATAGCAAGCTTTGCCGCTTCTTTAGCGATCAATCGTTCGCGGTCGGTCAATTCAAGATCAGACATTAGCATATCCTTCCTTTGGTCTTGCCCTTCTGGGCAATTCCATCTGCTGAATTTACATACCCGCCTTCAGCGCAGTTCCACGCTCTAAGACTCTTGTTAATCCTAGAGTTCGGGTCGTTCGCTGTTTTTGCGGATGTCAATTTCTTTTTCATCCCACTCATACGAGCGCAGAAAGAGTCGCGCCTTGAGCCGCCCTCGGGTTGCGGCGGTTTCAAGTTCATCCCTTGCTTTTTCGCGGAGGCTCGCCCCTTGGCGTTCAGCCCGCCGTTGGGGTTCTTGCCTTCTTTGCGTGTCCATGCGGGGCTAGCCATAAAACACCGTAATAGATGCGCTGGTTGGTAGGACTACATAAAACCCGTTTTCAAACAAAATGCCTTCTGCGGGAATTAACGTAGCAATAACGGCGGTGTTAGTTGTGACGTGCAGGGTTAAAGAGTTCCTACCAGCATTTGTAGTAGCGTTATCGTAAAACTGAATTTCTCCAGCCGTGCCACCGGGGGCTACTTGATAACCACGAACTCTGGTTCGACCAGCATATCCCACACCGCTTGCGTCTAGATGGACGGCTTTTACGTCAGTTTGCATCATAATCAATCTCCTTGTTTAAAAACAAGGGGCCGAAGCCCCTAGGACTGATTAGTCAAAGTTACCGTATGGGTAAGTAGTAGTTGTACCGATGTTGCCATCAGGCTGTGTGTAGCGGATTGTGAAGTAGTAAGTACCACCTGTAATCGCTACGTTAGTGCCGTTGATAGACGCTACTGTAAACACCACTTGAGACAAAGGTGGTTCGCCATTTATCTGGATGATATCGGTAGAAGTAGATTGCTGGTTAGCCAACTGAGTTGCAGTAAACGCATTGAATGATTGACGACCCACTGCTGGAGAAGTTAATACTGCTGTCTGTGCGTATGTGCAAGTACCTGTAGCGGCAACATAATCATTGCTGACGTTAACTTGGATAGAGGTCAAAGAACCGCTGGTGAAGGTAGTGATAACACCAATATCAACGAAGATGTCGTTGATGCGGCTACCTGCTGGGAGGTATGCCACAAAGCCACGGTACACGGTAGCAGAGTCAGCAGGGATGCTGGTTGCAGTGTATGTAGTAGAAGTGCTAGGTGTGTAAACGGTTGTTATGCCGTTAGGGATGTTGTTTGAGTCAACAAATTGACCAGAAGAGCCACCAAAACCAGCAGTGTTTGCTGTGGTGTTAGCGATGTTTAAAGTCGCTGATTGAACGAGGCTTGCGTAGCCTACGTTACGGAAATTACCAAAACGCTGTGTGCCAGATAGAACTGGGCCTTCAAATGTGGAACGTGCCATGACAAAAGTCCTTATGCAAAAGTAACTCTACCAATCGTTGCATCGTCTGCTGGGGCAGTCCGGTAGAGTCAATCACCCAGATGTTTGAAATATACACCATATTTCTATGATGTCAATAAAAAAGGGGGCTTGTGACCCCCTTTCTTTTAGTATGAACCTGAAGAGGCAAACATGCCTAAAGGATCAGACCAGCCGAAGCTGTAACGCTCACGAGCCTTGTAACGAACGTTACCGGTATCGAAGTCACCGTCCATGCTGTTTTGCAGCGGAGTGCGGATGAAATGCTTCAAACCGTTAGGTACGTCAGTTGTCAAGAACCAAGCGCTGGTGTCGGTCAAGTAATGGTTAATGGTGTATCCCTCTGGGATCGCGCCATTATTCTTGATCGCGTTGATGTCGTTGTTGTTAGTGCCAACGCGGAGGCTGGTTTCTAACAGACGAGTAGCAACGAATTGCAGTGCTGGTGGGATGATCAACTTCTTAGGCTTAGCAGCGATCAACAGTCCACGCTCATCAGTCCAAGCAGCGATTTGAATAACGGCGGCTTCAAGAGAAGTCTCGTTCAAGTCAGTTTGGGTAGATGGAGTGTTGGAGTTGACACCGCCAGCAACCAAAGGATGAGCAGTAGAGAACAAAGGTTGACCGTCGCCGCCTGTATACAGGGGAGAGAAGCCATTGTTCAACACGGCAGCAGCTTTGATCTGCTTGGTGTAAGCCATAGCACGAGCCAAACCTTTGGTGTAGCGAGCAGACAAGCTGTCGTACAAGTTATCTTCAATCGCTTCTTCAGTGATTGAGAAACCCAAAGCAATGGTTTCGTGGTTGTAGCGAGTTGTCCATGCCTCTTGAGCATTGTCATAAGCGATGGCAGAACCTTCGTTTTTGACTGGTGCGGCAGAGAAGCCAGACAGTTTGGTCTCTTCTTCAAAAGAACGCTCTGAGGTTTCGGTTTCATAAATCTCTTTATGTTCCTCACCATAACGGGCGTACTCGAGGCCGAACAAAGCATTTAAGCCGGGAAGGAGTTCTTTAAGTAGTTGTGCGCGTGAAATAGCCATTTTAAATTACTCCTTAAGCAATGCTTGTGGCAGCGTAATACTGGTGTTGACCGAAGTTCAACTTAACCAGCAACTCTGGGTACTGTGCGAACACAATGGTGGAGCTACTAGCAAAAGCAGCTACAGGCGCTTGGTTCAAGATAAACGATGTTGCGCCAGCAGAAGCTGCTGTATCAACAAACGAACCCGAAGGGATGTACTGACCGTTAGAAGCAAGTGAACCAACGTCTGTACCAACAGGCAATGCAAAAGGCAAAGCAGAGCAGGTAACAGTAGCGGTAGAAATGCTAGTGTAGGTAACAGAACCCAAGGTGACAACGGTGTCAGGCACTAAGCCCAAAACACGGATTGGCAACGCATCGGTAGTAGCGGGTGTATCGCTAGGAGCCAACAAAGCGTTAGCAGAGTCGCCAGTATTCACGTTACCAGTGTTGTTAATCATAGCCAAGTTTTGACCAATCATGGCGCGAGCGCCTGAAGCAACAGTAGTACCGGTATTACAAACGACAGCCTTGAACACTGTGTCAGGATCATCACAAACAATAGCAACTGCGTCACCAGCCGTTGTTGAAGCGGGCCAGTATTGAGCAAATTGCTTTTGTTTGGTGGTTGGGTTTGTATAAGAACAACCCAAGAAGACACCTGTAACAGTACCAAGAGTACCAGTAGAAACAGACAAGCGCTGTACATTGCCACGGGTCAATCCAACGAGATCACCGTAGAAAATGCTAGTCGCGTATCCGTATGGGATCGGATATTCGCGGGTAGAACCTGCAAATACCTGACCACCGATCAGATTGATCGGCTTTAGCCCATATGGGGCGTTAACAACGGGGTAAGCCATTTAAGACTCCTTTAAAAATTTAAGTGCCAGAACCAAACGTCACCTTTGTCGACTTTTCGGAAAACTTCGACATGGTTGGGTGACTGTCTTTCATGAAATTGTTATCTACAGACTCCATCGTGTCTTTGTTGATCTTCGAGAAGTGAGCCTCTCGTTGTTTCAAAAACTCCGTTGGAATGCTACAGAGAACCAAACCTCCCACCTCAATGTTGCCTTTAAAGCGACCTTCAGTAGAAGCGTGCATCATCATTTCAGGATAATCTTCTGCTTTGCAGGGTTCATATCCTTCTCTCAACTTGCCAGAGATGTTTTGTACGTCAGGCTGTCCCATCATGCTGGCTCTTACCCAGCGGTGTGTGATGCCTTCACGCGGATTAGGTGACGGTAAAGTTTCGGGAGCTCTCCACGAAGTGGGACGCTGCATTGCTGCACGCGTATCGAGTTCACGAGACAAACGATTTTGTGCCTTTTCGGCAGTTTTAACCTGATCCATATTTAACCTCTTTTAAGTTGTGCAACCTGTTTAGCATATTCTTCAATCGGAACCCCAAGCCTGCGAGCGATCGCGGCTTCGGATGCCTTTAACCGAATACGATTGGGTGGAGTACTACGTGAAGCCGGAGCTACAACATTAGTGATTTTTTGAGCACGGCGTGGAGGTTCATCTTCCTCGTAAACCGGTTCAGCTCTTTTTCTTGGAGGCGGCTCGTCATCCTCTTGGCTCTGATCATCGAAATGTTCAGGAAATCTTTTGCGCATCGTTTTATCGATGGTTTTAAAGTACTCTTCAGTACCTATATAGTCCGCACCATACTCGCGTTGGAGCTTTCTGTCAAGTCCTACCGCAGTCATAGTCATCTCATCGTCCACTCCGAACCAATCATTGTTGTTATCCAACCACTTTTGGGTGCGTGGAGTCTGCTTTTTCTCAGGCTCTGCACGTTGAGGAGTAGGCATCTCACGTTCTTCAACCTCGATGGGTTTTAAACCTTGAGCCTTATCTAACTTCAATGTGGCTTGAGCAATCTCTGCCTGCGCTTCAGTTAGTGCATCTACGTCGGCTTCTTCGTAAGCCTTCTTATAACGTTGTTTAGCTGATACCAACTCAGCTTCAGCAGCGCTTTTAGACGTCTCAATATAAGCTTGGCTTCCTGTGGAAAGCTGCTGTTGAAGGCGTTTATTTTCCTCAAATACTTGACGTGCAAAGGTCTCAGCCGCCTCACGCTCACGCTGTGCCTCTTCCTTGGCACGACGCTCGTCATGATATCCGCGTGTAAACTTTTTTATTCGTTTTTGAACCTTTTCGTCATAACTTGACAATTCTTCGTCTGTTACTTCATCTACAGGTTCCTTAGCGGGTTTACGGCCCCTGTCCTCTACGGGGGTATCGTCTTCGATTTCTACTTCAAACTTTTCGTCTTCAGCAGCAACATCCTGTTTATCAGGATCGGGTAATTCAAATTCAGGTAATGCCATGATTTATCCTTTTTAAGCAGCGCGACTAATTCCGCGTGGGTCTTCAACAATGGCCTCGACTGAGGTATCCGCAATGATGCGAAACTCACGACCGTGAATCTTCAGGCGGGTGCCTGAATTGGGGCGGACGACAACGAAGTCGCCAACTTTGCAGCTAGAACCACTTGGAAAGCGGGTAGCGTCTTTGTAACAGTCAGGTCCCATCTTCACTACAAACAATACTGGGGTCAGCACTTCTTCGTAGTACATGGTTTTGCTGTCTTTAATCAATCCAACCTCACTATCAGCATATTCTTCTATCGCTTCAGGAACGACAGTCAACATGTAATAGGTAGATGGATCGGGCAACTGTTTAGCCTTGTCTTCGTTACTAGCATTCAAAATGCCGGACAAGTCCACAGCGGAAACATCAAACTCACTCATCGGAATACTCCATTTTTTGCACAAGGTCTTTGACAAGTTGTTCTGCATGTGTCAGACCCCGGATGACACCGCAGACATGCCGATACTCGGCGAAATCTTTTGCACCTCCTCCTGCGAGGAAGGTAACTTGATCACGACGGAGCTTGTCAATCTCCGAAGCTAAATAACCAAATGTTTGGTTGCTCATTTATCTCCCTTTTTATTTTGTTGTGAACGCTGTTGAGCCATCTGCACAGCCATCTGCGCTTTATGTTTAGCTGCATCAATACCCATGCGTAAACCTTCAGCCTGTTGCTGTTTCTGAGCTTTATCTTTAGCGGCAGCAGATTGAGCACCGACTTGCATCGCAGCAATTTGCATCTGCGCTTGGATGCGTGATTCTTCAACACGTATACGGTCAGCTTTCTCAGCAGCATCGACTTGTTGCTTCTGTGCTTTGAGTTGTAGGTCTTGCTGTTTGAGTTGCAACTCCTGCATTTGCATCTGGACAATCGGGTCTTGCAGTTTCTGTTGCGCGGCTTGTTGTTGAGCTTCTTGCTGGTTTTGTTGCAGTAACTGCTGTGCGGCTTGTGCGGCCTTAATAGCAATCTGATCCGCCATTTCTGGTGGTACACGTTTTTTCTTCTCGCCATTTTCTTCTTTACCCGGCAAGACGATGCCCATTGCTTCTTCCATCGTACGACGATACTCAAACGCAATGTGCTCGTTTACGTGAGCCATAGCCGCAGCCATAATCACTTGAGCTTGTGGGTTCATCTGCATCAACTGTTGAATCTTAGGGTCTTGGATTGCAGCCATATGTACAGCAATGTGTGCTTGATGGTTTTGCTCCATAAACGCTTTGACAGGCTTGTGAGTAAGAATGTCTTGGTTCTCTTGGATTGGGTCGGTAGGTTCTGCGTCATCCTCAGTCTTGACTAACTTATCAGCGTTTTTCACGCCTAACACCTCAATCATCTGACGATGTAAAAGTGCTAAGTCATACAACTGTGGTGCTTGTTGCGCTAGCTGCAACACGGCCTGATACGTAACAATTTTCTGCGCCATAGTCGCAGCATTAGGATCACTAACTGGAATGACGTCTGTTGAGTCATAGTCCGATTTCTTAGCCTTACGATTAGCGTCTTCTGGCTCGTAGTCGTACTCTTCTGGTGTGTAATCCGCAATAATCACTTTTAAGAGCTTGAACTCTTGTTTCATTGTGTAGTGCAGACGGGCTTGCACCGCAGTAACTACTTTAAGAGTGCGCTCTAATATTGCTAACGTCGTGCCTACAGGAGCTTCATTGCTCATGTCTGAGACATTCATATCCCCTGATGAAGCAAATGCCCGGCCTTCTTGGACAATCTGCTGAAACAGAGCCATTAAAACTTGTGATGGCTCCTTGTACGGGAGTGGTAATATGTTGTCACGGATGCTTCCGGAAGGGACATCTACGTCCCTGAATTCTCCGGGTTGGATCGGCGTGTCATCACCTTTAATCCGAAGTCCTCTTGATTTAAGTCCGCCGGGGAGATTAGATAGAGTGCCCGCGTCAACAAGTTGGCGGATGAGCATCGTTGCTGATTTCGCGTAGCCTCCGATAAGGTGGATAAGACCGTAACCATAGAAGCCAAAACCGGGGATGTATTGGTAGTGGACAAAGTGCTGTCGCTTTGTGTGGAGGATGTCGTCTTCATACCAATTTCTCCTAATAGCTAAGATAGTGCGCGTGCCTTTCTCTATGGTAACTACATACGGTAGCGCAATCCCAGTCTCACGACCTTTTTTATCTGTATGCTCAAACCCTTTTAGGTCTAAATTAACATGCATTTCAAGGATGCGGAAGCGATCATCTTGGGTCGCGTTCATCCCTGTCTCTTCAGCCTTCTGCTTCTCAATGTCGTCTAACTCATAGCCCGGCTCGCCTAGATCAACATCTGCGTAGAACCCAGCTTCTTGCAACCTGACCACTTCTTGTTCAGTCTTGCGCATGACATGAGTAACACGCTCAGAATCTTCAATATTTGAGCTTCCGTACGGAACAACAATGTCTTCTGCTGGGATAAACACAGCAACTTGACGACCCTTAGCCGGATCGAAGTAAACTTTCTTGAATGCGCTACCTGCTAGTGGTAGCGACCACAGCATTTTCTCGTGTTCAGGTCTGTACTCAGTCATCACATCTGTGAGCTGATAGTTCATGTCGTCACGCACGCGCTCGGCGGCTTCTTCGCGTAACTTATTGATAGCGCCAACAATCTGGGTCTTCACAGGACCTTGTGCTGGAAATGTCTCCATCATGGCTTCTGATTGGAAACGTACGACTGACTCGGTAAGCATCGGGTGGAACACGCCACACGCACCCTGCCAAGGTTCAGTTCTTTCTTCATAGTTCAAACCAAGCAACTTCAGACCATCGACATACGTCTTGATCCAGTCTCTGCGATCCATGATGTCTTTATCAAAGTCGCTTACTAAATCATTTGCTAGTCCAGACAAGTCACCCTCGTCCATGTACTCGGCAAGGTTGGCATCAAAAGATTCTGCTGTTTCTTTTTCAGGTTTAATCTGAATTTCTATATCGCCTACGTGGATATCTATAGACTCTGGGTCTTCAATCTCGATCTCGATTGGTTCTTCGTCCACCATATCAGCAAGCCCCATCGGTGCCTGATACAAACCTTTGTCCATCATGCCTGTTGCCATATTAAATCCTTAGACAGTGTAGAACCGCTCTTTGGCGCGGCGACCTTTAAACCATGTGATGTCTTCTGGTTCATCCGTGTCAAGACGGATAAACCCACCATTCCTGAATCTTAACAGCGCAAGGGTAGTGGAGTCCACCAAGTCATCGTTAGCTCCGGACGGGAAGTCATTGCATTCCTCAATAACTTCTTTAGCCCATCTACGATCTGGTGCATAAACAATCCCACCTTGAAACAGTGACGACACTGCATTCACACGCGCTATCTTGTCTTGTCCTTTGCCCGGGGTGAACTCCCCCACCGGTATCCCCATGCGTCTGAACTCTTGGTAAAGCACAGAGCCGTTGGACTTCTTCTCGACCATGAACGCGTCTGGCTCCCACTCTTTATATTCCTCGAGAACGAGCTTCTTGAGGTCTGGGTACTCCATACGTTTCTTAATAGCATTGAGTAAGATGATGCTGTGGTTGTTGGTTTCCTCGTTATAGAAGACCCCCCATGTAGTCAAGGCGTTGTAGTCGGCACGGGTGTTGGCTTCTTGAGCTGCGTCCAGACTCATGATAATGAACTCACACTGCGGAGCGTCTTCTTTGTCCCAGATGCGCCACCACTCCTTCTTTATTAGTGCGCCCTCTTCTGATACAGGGTTCTGCATGTACTGGGCTTCCCAATACCGCACGTCCATACCAGCCTTTTTAGACAGCAATTCCTCAATAGACCAGAAGTCGCCCCATAGGGGCTTCTCGTTCAGGATGGCTGGGAACTCAACCACTTCCCAAGGGTCAACGTCCTCTTCGCGCTCCATCTGACTCAGTATTTGTCCAGTTAGGTCTAATTTAGACCATCTAGTCATCACGATAATGATCGCACCACCGGGCATAAGACGCTGGATAGGACCAGACTGGAACCACTCCCAAGCAGGAAGAAATACATCTGCTCGCCCAGTTTTAGCGTCTTGTTCCGAATGAGGATCATCAATAATAAACAAGTCAGCCCCGCGACCAGCAAGAGCACCTCCGACACCAATAGCAAAGTATTCACCATTAAAGTTAGTCCCCCATCGTGATGCTGACTTAGAGTCAGATTGCAGTTCTACCTGCGGAAAAATGTCTTTATACGAATCTGAACCCACAAGGTTACGAACGCGGCGACCAAAGTTAACTGCCAAATCAGCAGTGTGAGATGCCATAATGACCTTCTTATGGGGGAATTTGCCCAGAAACCACGCTGGCGCAAGATAGGAAATGAGCTCAGATTTACCGTGTCGAGGCGCAATATTAACGATGACACGCTTTTTCTTTCCTGCGGCGATATCTTCAAAGATTTTAGCGAGTCTACGATGGTGAGGACCAACTTTGTAACCGGGATATACATGATCAGCGAAGTCTAATAGTGAATCTTTACCTACAATCTGGACAGATTCGCTGTCCCAGACCTTGATTAGCTCAAGAATCTTGCGTTTTTCGTCTGGCGAGGCCGTGGGCAGCAGACTTTTCAGCTTTTCAATCTGTTGTGGCGTTATTTTCATGCTTGATTTCTATAACTTCCACGTCAATCGTGCGTTTTTCCAACTTAGCAAGGGTCTCGAGCAGCTCTTTCTCGACTTCTTCCATAGATTGTTGCTTATGGGTGACCTCAGAGCGCTTCTTGAATGCATCCACGCCATCAACTTCACCTAAAGCACGCAGTGCTGTTAGTCGAATCTTGGCATCTGGGTGTTCGGTCTCAGCAACCAGCTTATTTACTACGTATTTCTTAAGGTCAGCCAGCTCTTTTACGACCATAACGTCGTGTTGGGCAACCATTCCAGCCAAATAAGCAACGGTTTCGTTGGGATATTGGGCTAAATTTACAGCATTTTGGGGCTGAGACATTAGGGTTTGTACTATATCTTTAGCCTGATCCTTGTGTTCTTGACCCGGTTCTACGGGTTTACCCGATAGGTCAGAAATCAGCTTTACCGTCCTAGCCCGCATCTCCAACTCTTCTTTTGGAGACAGGTCTGGCATAGCCTCTGTCGCGGAGACTGGTAATGGGACATCGCTTTCGATGTCAGGAACGAGTTCTTGCATGGAGGAAGTGGCACTCCAGTTATGGTGGCGCGACTATACCAGAAAAATAGGTGTTGGCAACACGTTCACATAAAGCAGTGGCGTTCAACTTACTAGGTATTTGCACAATTCCAGTAAATACGGCGCTAACCCGTACTACGTGTCACCAACAAACCAACTCTACCAAAAAATATATACCCCCAAAACAAACTTGGGACTCCTACCCGGGGGGTGTTAGGGAAAACACCTATATACAGTAGTAGGGCAGAAAAAAAGACCCCACTGGGGGGCCTAAAGAAGGAGAGACAAAATGCAACTGCGTTGCGGGTTCAGTATAGCAAGATTTGGGATTTTGCTGTGTTGTTTGTGCATATCTTAGAGTAGAGAGGTGCGGGAGTCCCAAGCGCCAAAAGAGGGGGCTGGGGGTATAGGGGTCGGGCATGGCAGGAAAAATTGCATTCTCTCCCAATTTATGCCTATATATAAATACGACACGATGTTGTGTCGCATTACATTGGAGATTGATTATGTTCATTAACCCATTGAAGCACAACCAAATGTTTATCACACCAACTGCAGAGCAACTGATTGATACCGCAGACAGTATGACAAACAAAGCAGAAGCGTGGCAGATCATGATGTTAGCAATGAACTACTGCTACCAAGAAGTAGAGCGTGAAGTAGCGCGTGATGCTATCGATCGCAAGCGTGTCCGCATCATTGCCAGACCTACTACACCAGCAGATGACGAAGCGCAAGAAGAAGAGAAACGTATCTTGTCACTCAACTATCTACTGAAGAATAAGAACATCTGATGAGTCTTTAATAGACGAAACTGCAGTGATGCAGTCATGTTCAACTACTTGGAGATATCCAAATGAAAGCACGCAAAGCAAACCCACTGATCACTGCAATCAACGATCAGATCAAAACCTACAAACGAGATGCAAACACCTTCCACCAGAAAGCAACTCAACTAACCAAGGATCGTATGTTGATTCGCGCACTGTATGCCCCACTGTTTGTTAACTTCACCAGAGATGATCAACTCTTTGTTTCCATGTTTGGAGATCGTATCCACTTTAATGTGTATATGCGTGAACTCGATAGTTTCAAAGACGAGCGTTTGCTCTCCATCTTGAACACTGCAATGGAAACAATCAGTGATTCTGTTAGAGAAAAAGACTATGCTCAATACGACCACAAAGAGTATTACATCAATACAGACGATGTAAATTTGTGCATAACAGCCTATGTCAAAGAAGACAGTCCGACATGCAAGAAGATCATGACAGGCATGGAAGTGAAAGAAGTGCCGACATACAAGTTTGTATGTGAGTAACACAAAGGGAGCCTCGGCTCCCTTTTTT